CTTGCGTAGTTGCTTTACAAGGTCATTAGACGAATCGTTTGTAGTGATATCGTCGTCGTCATCCTCGTACTCGTAATTGGACATAGTCCATCTCCCTATCAGTTAGTTGATTGCGCCAGCCTCATATTCCAATGGGGATTGGGTATGGCTCTGACTCCTGGTATTGATGTCGCTCCACTAGGCCAGTCGTTCTAGTGGCAGGTTTATTATATTCCGCCTGCGCGATCTCGCGCTAAGGCTCCAGTAGTTACTCCGGTCTGACCACCAAAGGTAGCCTTCTCAAGTCCAGTAACCTTCTGGCGTTGCTTGCGTGCCTCTTGTGCTCCTGTAAGTTTGAATACTTCTGACTCAGCAGTTGCTTGAGTGTAAGGTGATTCACCATAGATAGAAGCAAGTTCTGATCCACGCTGTAGTCCAGCACCGATTGTAGAGTAACCTTCAGTAGCTGCTGCTTTATCCACACCATACTTCTGTAGTTCTTCTGCTCTTGAAAGGCTAGTTGTCAGACCCTTTTGCTGCATTGCTGCTCCACCAATTTCGGCAGCAGTCACCTTACGTTGGATCTCTTTGATAGCGTTCTTAGGATCAAGCGTGTAAGCCAAGATATCGCCATCTTTAATATCTGGATAAAAGTCTTTAAGAGTCTTGAGAACTTCTGGGTTAGACTTAAGCACTCGATCTTGGGCTACCATCAAACGATCTTCTAGTTCTGTGTTGCTAACATCATTAGCAAGGAGTTGTTCAAAACCTTTTTGTGTACCCATAGAGTCTTTGCTCCAGTATGACTCTGGTAGTCCATACTGACGCATTACTTCTTGGTACTGATCTTCCATCTTAATATACTCGGCTTCGCTGAGTGCAGCTAGTCCCTTACCGATGCGCTGCTTATTAGCACCAAAACGTTGCTGGTAGGCAGGTGTCTCACGTAGACGTAGAGTAAATTCATCATCTGAAAGTCCGTCTTGAATGTATTTCTGTAGAGGTTCAACCAATGATCCCAGACCATACTCAGAAAACTTCTTGTAAAGAATGTTGTAGGCTGATTCGCCAGCACGTCGCGTAGTATCAGAAAGTGCTGTCTTATCAGCAAGTAGCGCTTCATACTTGTCATAGGTAGCCTTGTCATTAAAGACTGTGCCATCTGTAGCCGTATAAGTAATTGGTTTTACAGCCGCTTTCTTTTTTGCGGCTTCTGCTTTTCTAGCTTCTGAGGCTTCACGTAATCCTTTAATAACTTCTCTATTAGCTGCTGCTTCTTGGCGACCAAGATCAACAGTTTCTTTTGAGATTCTTGCAGATTCGGCAACGGCACTAAGATTAACATCTTCTTGAGCAAGTCTTTTTTGAAGTTCTTTTATTTGCGCTTTGGTTGCCATCATTACCCCTGGAATCCGAAGTCCTTGAGGACTCTCGATGCTACTTCTGAAACGTTCTCACGTGCCTTATCTGTGAACTGCCAGCGTGGATCTTTGCGGAGTGAACGCTGGTACTCATAGATAGGCATTTCTTTATCTGGACCAATAGCCATACGCAGTGTTGGATCATTTAGAGAAATACTTGTTGGATCTATCTCTAGCGTTGCAGCCATTAACTTCTTGTAAGGAGCATAGACAACATCAAGATCAAGTCCGTTGTCTATCATCTGAGCAACCTTATCTGGCATACCAATCTTGGCTGTGCTGCGAATAAGGTTCTTAAAGATATCTACATTTTCACCATTATCAACACGCTTAACCCAGTCATTAACAATAGAACCAAAATTGTCATCAAGATCAAGTCCATTTGCTACTGCTGTTTTTTCTAACTCTTGGCGAGTAAGAGACTTAGCACCTTCTAAGCGTTGTGTGACCTCTTTCTTGAGGTTAGAATTCTTGTTGATCTCATCCAAAAGGAATTGATTAGCATCAACACCAGTAAGGGTTTCAACAATCTTCTTGCCATTGACTATTTTTATAGTCTGAGTAGAAGGTTGCTTACGTTGGGCATCAAGCAACTTTGAACTAAATATTTTTATTTCGCTAGGAGTTGCGTCACGGCCTAGTTCAGCATTAAAGACTTCATTGATTTTAGCAACAGCCGCTGTTGGACTAGAGATTGAAGGGTACTGTGTAGTAGTTGGGCCATCGCCTAGACCTCCTACACCTGCTGCTTTTCTATTGTTTGCTAAAGTTTTGTAAAACTCAAAACGATCTGTGTAGACCAATCCAAGGCTTGCGTACTTATCAAGATCTTCTTCTGCGGCAATAGCGGCAGGAAGTAGAGCTTCAGCGTTAAAGACACCATTGACTGGACCTTTGTAGGTTCCTGCATCTTTGAGGGCTTGTTGCAATCTCTTTGTTTTTTCAACGCTACCGATTGCACTTTTTAGAAAGTCATCAATGGTCATTGATTGAGCAGGAGATTGTGTAGGACTTTGATAACCAGATGGTTGACTTGTTACCACAAAAGGCTTTTGAGTATCTGTAATTACCTTTTCTGTTTGATTACGCTTGATGCGAGCTTCTTCTAGTTTCTTTTCAGCCGCTTCTTGAGCAGCTTTATCTTGAAGATCTTTTGCTCGTTGAATCTCTTCTTTAGCCGCAGCTACTTTTTTCTTTTCTTCGTCTAATCTTTTCTTATCTTCTTTTTCTTTTTTGTCAGCTTTTTCTTGTCTTTCGGCTTCAGCCAACTTAGTCTCAAAAGAAGATAACTGCTTTTCTAATTCTGACTTCTTTTTCTGATATTCAGGAAAAGCCTTATCAAACTTTACTTTGGCTTCTTCATAACGTGAAGATCCAATTTTATATTTATTCATATTATAGCCAGGGGTGCCATAGCCATAAAGATTATATTCTAGCGTCTTAAGACTGCGCTCAATTTTTTCGATGTCTTGTTTAACATCAATTACATTATCTGCCATTTAGTCCAACAACCTTCCGAATAAAGAGTCATATGCTGCAAGTGTGTTTTCATTAAACTGTGATAGTTCCTTGAGTTTAATTATTGTGCTATCTTTTTTAGATCTTGCAAGGAAATCAGATCCACCAAAACGATCAAAGTTTTCTTTCTCTTTCTTGTAAGCAAGATATGTGTCAAGCATTTTCTTAAGAGCATCAAACGTCTTAGGACTTCTTGCTCGAACACTGTTATTTGCAAGCATTAACTCAAGATCGTTAAGAGCATTGATTCTTTCAATTTCCTTCTGACCGCCAGCATTAAGTTCTTCTGCTACCAATGGACGTCCAGCAAAGAATAGTTCTTTCCAGTCACTAAACTCTTTACGTAATTTGCTGCGAGTATAATCAGTTGCAGCTGACTCTAAACCGCTTTCGTATTCATCTTTACGATCATAGTATGACTGTAGATCTGCTGATGTTTGAATCTTACGTAGATGATCTTCTACTCGCTGGTTCTTGCGTAGACCCATATCAGTCATAGTCTTATAGGCATCCCAAGAGAAACCACCCTTGTTAGGAATAAGGAATACTGCTGCCTCTGGATATTCTTTAAAGATACTTTCGTTTTGTTCTACAAACATACCGGCTTCTTCAGCATAACCAAAGGAAGCAACTGTAGATCTTTCAGATTCTGGAACAGTAAAAGGTATTTGATTAGGGTATAGTTCTACCCAACGCTTCATTGCGTCGTCGTAATCAACATATTCATCTTTAAGATCATTCCACAACTGCTTAAAGTTAGCACGTCCATTGTCACGAACCCACTCGTTCATATCTGATTTGAGCTGAACTTGAGGTGATGCGGGAGCAAAGAATCCAAATACAAAGCGCATACCCAAAATACCTAGGGTAGTATTCTTTACCATTAGGCGGTACTCTTCAAGTTGCTGAGCAGATGGTGGAATAAGATTTCCTTCTGCATCATAACTCTTAGGAATACCGTGTCCTGCTGCCTCAAGGTAGGTAACTGCCTTGCGGTGTGCTGATGCGTACTGTGAGTCACGCTCGTCACGGCCCATTGCACCGATTAAACGGTTGACGTGTGCCGGTAAAAATGCTGAAGTTACAGGTTGATCTACTGCATACTTACCTAAAGTATAACGAGTAATCGTATCGGCTGCGCCTGGGCTAAAGATATTAACAATACTTTCAAGAGTCTTGATAGAAATACCAGCAACGGGTCCAGCAAAGGTAGGAACAAGTGAATCTGGATTTAAAGATGGGGTTAACATCTTAACCTGAGCACCAAACTGAATAGGCATTGGTGCTCTAAACTGTGATCCAATACCTAAACCGTCAAGCATCTTCTGCATTGCGTTATATACAGGTTCAATTCCTGGGTAGATAAAGTACTTTTCACCTTGATCGTCTTCTTGTACGAAACCAGAGTGAGTAATTCCCTCATATGTCAAGGCTGCTATAGCGATTGACTCTGGGTTGTACTTAACAGCACGACCAACACGACGATAAAAGTCCTCAGTGGCACGATAGAAGCGTGCAAAGTTACGAATCGAGAAAGACATCTGTGAACGAACTAGCGGATTGTCAATATATGCAAGAGTTTGTCCAATAGCACGCTCTTCTACTACTGTGGCTAAATCACGCTTAGCCTTTTCAGTAGCTTGAAAAACAAGTTCTCGTTCTGCTGGGTTAATACCCTTAGTGTATGAGGCAATCCACGCATCTTCAAAGCCTGACTTACGCATTTGCCTACGAATATCTAGCATTTCAGATACAACAATAGGCTGACGTGACATACGGGCGTTAGCCATACCCAGCCAGCGCCATCCATTTTCCATAAATGTTGCACCCATATTGCCTGTATTAGTTACAGGTACAAGTTGTGGTCCAATTACACTTCTTGGTAGATCCATATCATCTGCTGTGCGAAGATCATCTAATGATATCTTGCCAGATACTACATACTCACCATTGTCATCAAGGGTGCGAACCTTGTTGAGAAGATCATCATTAAGTATTGTAACGCCATTGGCATCTACTCTGCGTGTTTCAAATATTTTGCGGGTGCGATCATAAACAAGACGAGCGTGCTCATCAATACTGATACCCTTAGCCTTAAGAAGTGACTGGTTTACAATGTCTGGGTTTTTTCCAAGATAGGCACGGATTGCTGCAATAGCAGCCTCTGGGTTGTCAAGGTTTGCGACAGCCAAAGCACCTAGTTCATCATTAGAAACGTATGAAATGCGAAGTAGCCAGGAAACAAGTGATGCTTCATCCTGATTAGTTATACCAATAGTCTTAAATCCAAGAGTATTTGCATCACGACTGTATTGTTGTTTAGGACCGGTAATGCGTAGTTCTGCTGAACGTACTCCGTGCGCCTGGGTAAACCCTACTGCGCTAGTGAGAAAGTCTGATCCTGTAGCAAAGTTAAAGCCACCTTCTGAAATAACAGATAAGAAGTTCTCGATGTCGCCATAGATGATCTGTTCTGTAAGGAGTTCTACCGCTTCCTCGTTCATTGGCTTGCGACCTTGTGATTTCAGGAAGTTATTAACACGTCCTCTAGTAAGAGCACTTGCCATAATCTCACGTGTTTGACGGACGATATCAACATCTGTTTCTTTACGCAGTTGAGCAATTCGATTCTTTGCAGCGTTGATAGTTGCTTCGTCTGTAGACTCTTCGATTGTTTTACGAAGTTCTTTAATTTCAGCTTTGCTTGTAGTGAGTTTAAGATCAAGCGCCTTGATCTCATCTGCGTAGCGAGCAGCCTCGTCTTTATTAACAATACGCATAACAACACCTAGTGGACTATTTGCCAAGTTCTCAAATGCTCCAGCACCACGTGCTTCTTGCAATGAGGTAAGTACACGTGTAGTCAGACGACGGCTACTTGCAACTCCCCAAGGAGATACACCAATAGCAAGACTAATCATAAGATCTTCAACAGAGTTACGAATAGCATAACGTGGGCCAGCAAGAGTAAGGAATGACCAATATCCAACTGTCTTTTCAAGAAATGTACTATTTGCAATCGGACCAATAATCTTTTGTCCTAGTGTACTTCTTGCAGTAAGGCGATCAATGTCTCTTAGAGTTGGAACTGTAACTATGCTACTAAAGTCTGTAGCAAATGCACCGACTTCATCTAGTGCATTATCATTGTTATCAAATTTAGCCTTACCTTTACCTGCCATAGCACGACCTACGCTTTGGGTAGGTTCAGTTGTGTTGATGCCACGAATATCAGATATGTTAGCCATAATGCCATCAAAAAATTCTTTTCGCTGGCCTACATCATCAATGCCACGAAATACTTCTGCTGCTAACTTAGCTTCACGTTGTGGAAACACTAGGCGTGATAGGCGATAGATATACTCTGGTGCTTTAGTGTCAAGAAGATCAAACTGATTGTCCCTAAACATAGGTGCAATAGCAAAGCGTTGCTTAAATCGGTCAATACGGACACCAATATCTGCTGTAGAAAAACGCGCTACGCCAACTTTCTTGGTCTTATTAAGAGCGTCTACTGTCTCTACGATTTGTTCACGGCCTTCTGTGATGGCCTTATAGATACCAGCATCTGTTGCATCTTCACCAAAGAATGATGCGTTAACAAGAGCCGGTCCTACTTTATCAATGTTAAATATTCTATTAGCCGTAGTCAAAGTGGCAACTCTAAGTTTGCGAGCCTCTGTCATACGTGGCGCAATAATGCGGCGACGACCACCTGCGCCCGTAATCATCTCATCCATTTGTTTTGCATTGGAAAAAAATGCTTTGGCGGTAAGAACGTCTTCAATAGGCTCTGCCGCCTTATTAAATGTTTGAATAACTGCTGGGCCAAACTCAGGGGCAAGAGTCTTCATCTCTTCAATAAGACGAGCTTTGGTTACAGTATCTTGTACTTCATCGGCTTTGCGATAGGCTTTAAGTTTAGCGCCGTATTCATTCCAGAATGTAGCAGTCTTAGGCTGATCGAAGTATTTTGCAAATGCAACACCATCACGTGCTGCGCTACCTGCAATAACTTCTACTGAATACTTAGAAATATCATATAGTTTCTTTACTTTACCACCAACAATAAGTGGATCAGCAAAGATTCGATATGCAGCATCTACTGCTCCTGATACTGCCTTGTAGAAAAATCCAGATCCTTCGTATTTCTCAGGAATAAATAGGTTTGCTATGAAACGACCAGGTGAGTACTTAGCTGCTTGAACAGCATCCATTGTATCTTGAAAGAGATCTTGTTCTTCCTTTGTACCTTGGGTCTTATCGTAAAGTTTAAGATACTTAAGTTGCTGAGGTGTAGCCTCAGCAATAATTCTACCTTGATCTTCACCCGATGCAATACGTATAGCGATATCAACAGCAGTAGGATCAAATAGTTCCTTAGCACGTTCAATACGACCTGGGCTAAATACTTTGTCACCTTTATCGTTGGCTATATCCCAAGCCTCGTTAAGATTTACCTTTTGATCTCCTGCAACTAAAACAGTACGAGCAAGGCGTGTAGAAAAATCTGAAACATTCTGAAGTCCTGCAAGACCTTTACCTAACAGATCAACTACAGCTCCACCAGTATAGTTCCAAGCAGTAGATAGCCAACCTTCATCCGGTTTTTCAACTGGAGTTTCAGTGCCATATTGTTGCTTTAATGAAGCCTGTTGTGTAGGTGTATATTTAGCATACTGCTGTTGGGCTAGATCATTAGGAAGAGAAGTGAGTTGTTTGTGGGCCTTAAGGGACTTACTGTAAGCCTCAACCCTTTTTCTATCTTCTGCCGCCAACTTAGCTGCATAGGCTGCTGATGAAATATTATCAGCCATTAGTTACCTCGCGCTAGAGCGTTCTGATAAAGGATAGCAACTTCACCTGTATTGTCAAAAGGAATCATCTCAGCGAGAATATCTGATAGTTTGCGTTCTGCAAACTTTGATTGCATCATAAGTGCGCTAGATCCAGGGCCTGCACCCATATCAATACCTGCTGTTACAGGTTCTTCTGGACGTTGTGTTGGTTCATATAAACCAGTAACTGGTGTTTGGTCTGGACGTACTCTATCTCGTGGTGCTGATACTGCATCTGCTGTTTTGCTTAGTGGAGCACCAGACTTAATAGCCTGTGTCTCGACGCCTTCGCCGTATGCAATGGAACCCATCTCTAAATTATCTGTACGTGTGGAATACTTGCCAGGACCTGCTGGGCCAGCCAATGGATTCATTGGTGCTGTTGTCATCGGTCCTCCTCTAAAGTCTCTAGGTCTTGCGCCATTTGTTGCCACGCCTGATTAGTTTCAGTCTTATGGTTAGAATGGTAAATACTTAATTCATATAATGATTCAAAAAATCCTGATGCAACCTGCGAGAAGTTATATGCAGCTTCTGCAAGTATTACTATAAAATCAGAAGGGCGTATAGGACGACGTATTCTATTATTATCCATCGTCCTACACACCTTCCACTAAATCTATTAACCTTTTTTTACTGATGTGCCTTTGCGAGCTTTTGCCATCATTCCGAAAAAAACCTTGCCGCCTTTTGGCTTAGAGGTATCCTTCTTGCCTTCTACTGGCGTTGACATTGGCGCCTTAGCGCGTGATCCCTTGTTCATATTTACACCTCCCTCACTTATGCTGCGCCGGTAATACCAGCGAGTAGTTGTGCTATATCTGGACGTTGACCAGCAGCAGGGGCCGAACCAGCTTGTGTTTGTGTAGGTTGCTGCGAGGCAGGGGCGGGGGCCGCACCTGCTGCTGGAATCTGTTGCTCCATACCTGGTGCCATAGGTGGCATCTCTGGGGTTGGTGCTGGTACTGGTTCTGGCATAAACGCCTTTTCAATAATGTTTTCTAGGGCTTGTCCCTTTTGGCGACCTTGGATAACAGTTGCGATACGGCTGATAATCTGTGAAGGGTCTTGGCCTTGCGCCGCGAGTGCCGGTATCGCCTGAGCGTACTGAGCAACAGCAACGCGCAGAGAATCACGCATTTCTTCAATATCAACACGTTGTTCCTCCTGTGTAACGTTAAGATCCATAGGGATCTCACGACGTACATAGTCGCGTGAGACGAGTTTGTCTGAACGCATTTGTAGCAAAGCAATGATGGCACGGTTAGGGTCCATACCGGACATAATTCCGTAACGGACATCTACGCCATATTCACCCTTGATGTCGCGGGTTGGGATGTATTTAAGTACATAAGGTGTTCCGTCATCAGAACCCTTGATAGTCTTTGGAATTCCACCAAAGATTTTCTCATCTGCTTCAAAGCAGAGTGAGGTAAGTTCTGTAAATAGTCGAGCAAACTGTGCTTGTGCTGCCTTGATCTGTGTATCAAATCCAGCCTGTAGAGCTTGTACACCACGACCTGTAACAACAGATGCGTCAATGTTACCTGAACGAGACTCTGGGTAACGAGCACCCATACGTAGTTCACGCTCTAGCACACCGGATTCTGTAAAGACTCCAGGTGGTAGCTCTAGTGGTACACGGCGAATACCTTGTGGATTAGCAGAACGCATAATTGCATCCGGACCAAGTGCAAGTTCTTGCACATCTTGTGGGATAGCAATAGGTGCTTGGATAGATTTTTCAGCAGCTTGAATCTGCAAGATGGCAAAGCGAGCACGGGCCAGTTGGACTGAGAGTACATCATCAAACTGACCACGTGCTTCGCCATCTAAGGAGGAACGCATAACAGTACGTGCCATACACTTGCCAAGAACATTCGGCGTTGAGGATAGAACTAAGTTCTTACGCTCAGGTAGGTATAGCAGGTCCTGATCTTTATCGTGGTACTTGACCATTGATACATAAGGAGATGATAACTGATACTGGTTACGACCTAGAATCTGCTCGTAGAACTCTGGATATTGTGATGCTAGTGATTCAGCATCGGTAACAATAACCTGAGTTACAGATAAGGTTCTGCCGTAACGATCTAACTCTGGGTAGATTCCAAATGGATTGAGCATACGGATACGAGGATTGTTATCATCGTAATCCATCTCAACCATACCTACACACATACCGTAGGTATTATACCAATCGGCTGCTGTGTACATCTGGAGCTGTAGATCAGAGTTTGATATATAGAAGTTAGCAATGCGTGTGCGAGTATCTGCAGCCTTACGTGCTGCATCAGAAACCATATTGGTTGCTGAACAGTTAAAGGATGGCAATGGGGCCATTGCCTCTGCTAAGTCGCGTGCTGCTACGTCAATGAAGTTTGCAACGAGAGGCTTTGGATAGTCCTCTGAGAACATCGAAGGAAATACCTTGGAGATATCTCCTTGACGTACCGAAAGTACATCACGCATACGCTGGTCACGCGCTGATGAGCGTGTGCGTAGGCGCGATAACTTCGCGTCAACTTCTTTGACTGATAACAATGTAACTCCTAATAACGGGGATTAAAACTATTACTTACGCTTTGTGCCTTTTGTGTAAGCGCCTGGTTTGTTGTACATATCAGAAGATGTACCCTTCTTACCAGACTTGATAGCAGTTCCAACTTCTTTGATCTGTGTTCTGATGTTCTTACCAACGTTCTTACCTGTTGGCTTTACACCCATAGCGGCTCTACGAACGTTCTGCTCTTGGTCACGAAGCGAAGTTCCAACTGCTGTCTTAATGTCGCGTACTTCACGTGCTACTGTCTTTGCACGGCCTGCAACTTTACCTGCTACCTTGCCTACCTTAGAGACTACTGATGAACCAGCCTTTGGGCCACGTGATGCTGCCTTCTTAGCAGCAATTCGAGCATCGCTCTTCTTTTTAGATTCTGCTCCTTGAACCGCGTACATTTCTTTACGCAAACCTGTTACATAAGCTCTTGGTGAGTATGAAGTTGAAGGCTTCTTTGCTTCTGCTTTTTTTGCTACAGCTTTTGCTGGTGTTTTTCCCATCCCTTTAGGGAGGGTCTTTCCTGTCTTTTTTGATTCTGGCATTTCTATTCTCCTTAGATTACTCTCATTTTGTTTTGTTCTGCGAACGCTTCTTCCAAGTTGATGACTGTTCGCTTGCCTATCTCTTGGCGAGATAGGAATGGATTTTTCATATGATGGGTGGCATACTTGCCATAGTTGAGCATCTCACGTGCTCGGATCTCGCAGAACCAGAGAGCCATCACCATATCGGTCTTACCCTTAGTCGTTGGAGTCCAGGTAATTAACTGCTCAATCAAAGCCTTGACATTCTCAGTCTGATCTGATGGCAGATGTATTAAGTTATCTCGATGGTGCTTACCATCAAACTGCTTAGTACCAAAGAGGGTAGACATAGAAGCTACACCGAAGCCGGCATCCCACTTGTTAGAACCAGTGTGGTGTTCCTTGAACTGCACTCCGCGTGAGGCTAAGTGCATACGGATACCTTCGTCCTGGGTTAAGAAGGATTGGAAGGCGTTCTTTTCGACGATCCACTCTGAGGGGGAGTAGAGGGATGTCCAATCAAAAATAAGATTACGGATATCGGCTGGAGACGGGCGGCTAATTTTAATAGCATCTACTATGTACCTCTTGCTCGTTGATCGGTCAATGGCATAGCAGATAGCTGCGGTATCGCCAATCATTGCAGGATCAAGACCGCAAATATAAGTAAAGCCGTTTAAGTCTCGTGGATGTCCTGGGTGACCGGCAACTAGGTTGCCTGCCTTACGCATACCGTCAATAGATCCTTTAACACACACGGGATCAAAGGCAGCATTTTCAGAAACGTCCTGCTGCTGATATACCAAAGCCCAGGTGCTTGCATCCATCGCTTGGCGTTCATTGTAAAGGTTGCGTCCAGACCAGCGAGGGTATAGGCCGTCTTCGTTCTTATCAGATTCTAACTGTCCATCAAATGGAGCGTCCGAGAAAGGCCATAAGGTTTCCCACTTGTCAGGATCTTCATCGGCTGTAAGAAGGGCCGGCATTGCTAGATACTTCCAAGGAACCTGACCACCAGGGTAGCGGTCCTCAGAGCGTAGCTCGCGGTATAGATCCACCGAGGCTACACGAGTTCCAATAACAATCAGTTTACCCGTAGGGTTCAAACGGGATCGCACGTCCTGGGTCAACCAGCGGATCTGCTTCTCAAACTCATTAGCGTTCTTTAAGGTGACCGCATCGTCTACGATAATCATATCGGCACGCTTACCGTAGATCTGACCACCGATACCGACGGCTTCGATGTTCGGGTCCTTTTCAGATGACTCACGAAGTTCATCACCAAAGGTGACACGGGTTGCCTGCCACGAAGCAGACTTGGAATTAAACCCTACGCCAGCAGCATAAGCGCTCTGAAGATCTGCATACATTGGGTGAGTCAGACGTTGCTTGATGGCGTAGAGAAAGTCGGCAGCTAGTTGCTGCGTCTGGGATACAATAAGAACTCTAAAGTTAGGATTCCTACATACCTGCCAGGTGACGTAGTCCACAGTGATCGTAATGGACTTGGCGTGGTTTGGCGGGATATTTATCAGGACGCGGTTTGCTGCAAGTCCTGGCTCAAACTTCATACTGGGGTGTAGCCACCCAGGTTCTCTGCCTTCGATCACATCTACAATGTTTTGCTGATGTGGGAAGGTCTTACTGTGGAGGAAGTTCTGGCGAAACTCTGCGAAGGTCAGGTCGTGAGCATCGCCGGAAGCGAACTGCTTATCCTTCAACCCTAGGCGGGTTCGATCCACCTTATCTGCAAATATCTTATCTGTGCGGCGGTAATACTCATAAGTCTTAATGGACTTGCCAGCAGAGGCAGTAGCTGCCTCAACTGTCATACCTTCTGCGACAGCGCCGAGGATAATTCTCTTGGCGATGTCTGCTGAGTTCTCAGCCATTAGACTCCCAGTTTACTTAGTTGGACGGACTCTTCCGGCTCTTGGAGCTATTTTAACGCCCGAAAAATCTTTTGGTGTTTTAGGAGTACGACCAGGAGAAACAGGTCTTACAGCAGAAAGGGTTGGTTTTACTTTAGGTAAAACTGGTCTTGGTTTTCTAGTTGCCATTGTTATTCTCCTAGGACCGGCTGGGCCGGAAGTGATTTTATTTAGCGGGCTGAGTAATTTAGCGGATCTAGTATTAGATAGACCTCACCCGACTAAAAGGCACCGCTGCGGTTCGGGCTTGACGCCCGAAGGAGCTACAGCGAACTGAGGGGTAAGTCAGTACTCGGCCTAGGGGCCTCGTGAGAGGCAACCGTACGGGTCGCGAAGGTCTTCCCCGCTTCGCTCCCCTACTATATACTAAGGCAGGAAATTTAACGCATTTCCCGTTTTATTTCTGTGATGTCTATCACACCGGTATAAGTCCTGTTCAGAGGCCACTTTTAGCTTTCACTTTAGCAAATATTTTTTGTGAGGGTGTATAGGTATGGTGTCTGGTGTTTTCACTATGGGCGGGTGCCTGTTTGTCCTGTTGCCGTCTACCCCTGCCCTACTGTCGGTTTAGTCTGTCGGTCTAGCGCGGTGGTCTAGTGAATTGTTGGGGGCTTGCTCATCTTCTGGCGGTCTATCGCTCACCTATTCCCCTAATTAAGTATCCGATACCGCTAACCCTTGCACCGGTGCCGATAGATCCGGCTCTTATCCCTACCGGCAAGCCCTAACAGGGCAGACACCACCGGCCTATCTGTCTACCGTGTTACTGTCGAAAGTGTGACCAGTAATCCGCAAAATAATTGTGAAATGTGCTTGCAATAGCTGCCCTATACCGTATAGTAAGGCATAGCAAGATCAACAACTACCGAAAGGCTTAGAATATGTCAAACGATAAGGCTCTCACCGTTTACCCTTGCAGCTGCAACGGCTGCCGAAATTACCCTACACGCCCCGCCGAAATCTGGCACGAATCGCAGATAGCAAGCAAGGCGCAGGGCTATTACTTTACCCGCGACACTATGCGGTTTTTTAATAGTAGGATCGCAGACTTTAAGGCGGTAAGCATTACGCCCCGCGCCGATAGTTTAATGGTGATCGTATCAAGCAAGCGCGACGATCTGCCCCGTGAATATGAGATCGTAACCCTATGCCCTTATGGTGAGCTAGGCCGTGAATGGTTAAAGGATAGCGACGGCTCACCTATTGCATACTATCCGACTCTTAAAGATGCCCGTAAGTCTGCGCGGTGGAATTGTACTATCGCCCCGCAGATATGCGACTGTCACGGCTGCGCCCTAGATCGTGAGGGCAGAATATGAGCGCGGTGGCGTTTAAGTGTTACGGGTGCGGGGCTAGCTGCCTTATGCCCGCAGGATTTACCCCCGTCCACTTTACGGGCAGACTATCTCACTTATCGCGGGGTTATTGCACGGTATCGTGCGCCCGTGTAGAGCTTAACCGCTTAATCTTAGAGCGTACTAGAGAGTGGAATTTTCATAAAGAATTGGGGGAATTATCGTGAGACTTAATAAGCGCGGGCGTATCGTGCGGGCGATCCTAATTGGGGCGGGCTTAGCCCTAGCCCTATGGGTAGCCGGTAACCTATGGTTTACGGGCGAGGGATGGTGTATCGGATCTATGAGTGAGTGCGTAGGTATCTAGTTGCGTACTATCTCGCACCGGCTTACCGGTGCGGGGTAGTCTGCACCTAACTATAGGGCAGATTATGAGAAAAGGGGCAAGAGATGAAAGAGTGTAAGAGCTGCAAGAGTACGGATCTAGTCTATAGCGGGGTGGATGCCTTTATTCTAGGCGTACCTACTGAGACCTATTGCTATCCCTGCGCTAATCGTCAAGCGCGAGAGGGTGCGGTGGCGTAATGAGTGCTAAGGCTAAGCGTTACACGATAATCAAGGACACCCACACCGGCGAGATCTTAGCGGTGGCAGACCTAAGCGAGGCGAGGGCGAGGGCAATCGTTAAGGCGTACCTTAAGGCCGGCCTATTCGTTGAGGCGGTGGCCTAGTGATAATCGAAAGAGTACGCCCTAGCGGGGCGATAGTAGTAAGCGCACTAGTCTACTGGCAAGGCGTAAAGTGGCTAGAGAGTAGTACCTATTACGGCTATAGCGTAAGGGACGCTAAGCGTAGTTACCGCGAGAGCTGCGCCCGCTTAGGTTATGAGATAATAAAGTAAGAGTACGGTATAGTAAGGTAAGGCAATAGGTTATCTCTTATCCTCTCTCCTATCGGTAGAGGGAGAGGGTAAGGGAGGGCAAGTTGCCCTAGATTAAAGTGGAAGAGGGCAAGTAATGCAACTACAAGAGATAGATACCTTGCAAGATCTAAGACTATGGGTGGAAGAGAATATGCAAGGTGCAGCGGTGGAAGAGGGTGAGGGCGGGATAGTTATTCGTACCAATCTCATCTCCACTATGGGAGGATATCTGCACCCGATAGAGGGAGAGTGCGATAGGTGCGGTGACTCTTATGAGCTATCAAGTAGAGATAACCGGTGCGGTAATTGTGGGAATTGTGGCGATTGCTGCACCCATAAGGCAGGGGAGGGCAAGTAATGGCATACATCTACACGCTAGGAGAGGTGGCAAATATGACCCCTCAAGAACAATTAGAAGGGTTAAAGGCCAGGCTATTCCCACCTAAGTTTATCGTAGGCACCGGTTATATTGACGCCAGGCAGGTAGCTATCGAATACTTGCAAGAACTTATAGCCGAGGAGGGTAAAGAGTGAGCGATTACTACTACGCTGCCGACCCTGCCTTCGACGATAACTCAGAATGGATCACGTGTGATACGTGTGAGAGAGAGTATGACCGCAAAGAATATAATTCTGACACCTGCGTAGAGTGTGAGAATGAGCTAACTATCAAAGAGAGAGAGGGCAAGTAATGGAGACACCAACAATTACACAAGAGTTGGAATGGTGCGAGATCGAGCTGGCTAATATCAAGGCTGGCCTATTTTCTATGCACACACAAGAGTATATCGAGGGTGCAATATCTGCACTTAAACTAGCGAAAGAGGGCAAGTAATGGAACTAGCAACTTGTATGGTATGCGCGGGCGACTTCGACGCTGAAAATATGATCGAAGATATAGAGGGGGCTAAGTACTGCCTACTAGATAGCGGTAATATCTGCGTAGTCTGCGGTATCTATAACCACGATTGTGAGGGGGAGAGTAATGAATAAAGAATATCTAATTGCTAAGGCGGATCTATGCAAGGATCTAGCCATCGAGCAACTCACCAATGGTGATGAGAGAGAGGGCGTGGAGAACCTCAAGCGTATGATACGGGCGCTAGAGGAGATCAACCTTATCAACTACCTAGAAGAGAGGAAGGGACGATAATGAAAGTAACTATGCGTAAAGATTTAGCTGAGCAGGGTATGAGTATCCCTTGCTTATATCAGGACGGGGCCTACTTAGACGCTAGTACTGTGGCAGAAGCTACCTATCTAGGTGCTTTGGGTGATGCAGATAGCAATGAGATAGTGCTGCAACTAGCAAGAGGGCAAGGTGGATATAGCGAGATAGTTATAGTTATGTCCATTGACCTTGATTATATTCAGGAGGGTGACGATGACTAACTTCTATTCGACCAATGAGAATCTGATCTACCTATATGAAGTCACCGACCCGCAAGGCGTAGCCATATGGGGAGGGGAGAACATTGAGGATATGTTTGACTGGTACTGGCGCTCACCAGAGGGGGCGAGGGTATTCATCTCCGCGTGGAATAGTAATGATGAGGACGCTCATATGGTGGGCAGACCTATCGAAGTGACCGCAATCGTAGGATCTAAGGTGGGTGAGGGCAAGTGAGCTACGCCTTGGGTTTAATAGCAATTCTACTGGTAACATATGCACTGATAGTAACGGAGGATAAGTTTAATAATGGAGATCGCTAGAAGGATAGAGTCTGCCAAGCGCAGCGCAGTAAGCTATCGCAACTATCGGAGGGCGAGGGATAGGGCAATGACACGCCTATCCAATGCTTACCCTGAGACATACAAAGAACTGCTCGAACAGGAGAAAATTGTAGATGAACAGATGGGTAAGAAGTGGCTTGATATTGACGGCAGTACTGACCAGCATATGGATCTTAACGCCAGTGCATCACTTACGGGTGGAGGAGAGGGCGACCAAGCCAGCTCCGGTCCAGACCAAGGCAACGATGGAGGAAAAGCGTGAGAACAAACGAATCGCCAAGCAATATAGTCGCGCTCTCGGATATACGGACAAGCAAACAACGTGCCTTATCACCTTATGGACCCGTGAGAGCAGGTTTGACCACCTCGCTAAGAACAGACAAGGATCCTCAGCTTACGGAATTGCTCAACTCCTTAGAGAGAAAAGTCGAGAGCCTGAACTTCAAATCCTTCACGGTATACGATACATTGGTCATCGCTATAGAGGCGATGCGTGTAGCGCTCTCCGACACTCAGACAGAAGAGGGTGGTACTGATGTTTAATCTATGGCTTATGTTCGGGATCAAGAGAGGGTGGATAAGTAAACCCTACTGTGCCACACACGATGGCAACTTTGACTATATGAATGAAGAAGAACTATATGAATGGAATGAGGGTGGCGATCCTTGCCACGTAGCTATCTCCGTGCTACAATAATCTTGCCCTCCTTTCGAAGGACTAGCCCTCACCGTTACCTCTTTCCGGTGGGGGTTAGTGCTTTAACCGCCGTTACTGTAGAACCCTGGACCCTTAAAGGTGATAGCGGGCGAGGACCAGAGACGACTCATAGAACTATGGCAGTCAGTACACATAGGCTCAATGATCTCAGCGTGGATAGACTGCTCAATCTCCCTGGTATTACCACACTCACACTTAAAAGCATAGATCATAGCTTCACCGCTTCTTCTATATCTAGATAACCTACTAACTTGTAAGTCTTATTCTTATTCTCAAACTCAGTAGAGACTGGCATCACTTGTGTATACCATTTAGGTTCTGGCAGATCCATAAGATCAAAAGAATAGATACCAAGTGGAGTGGAGTTGATGTAGTACGGGATCAGATCTCGTTCTGCTGCCTGAGTGATGAGCTTGCGGTACTTGATCTCTTCGATAAGCAGTGTGGGATAGTGAGTCTGCCTGCACTTGAGTTCGATATAGTGAGCAGCCTTCTCACTGGTGCAATCATAAGTATCATAGATCCCTGGACTCTTAACTAAGTCAGGATATAGGCTGCCTTTGAGATAGTTAAATAACTCTTCTTCTTTCATCGGAAGGGTGTCTCCCCACCTAATTCTTCTTGCAATCTACGCAGTGAGTTGGTGCATCTACGATCAGCAGTAGATACTGCACACTCTAAGTACTGCGCTATCTGCTGCAAGGTAGCGTTATCATAGTGGCGCATACGTAATACAGTCTGATCCTTCTGATCTAACTTGAGATAACACTTCTTAATATCTATCAGGCTGATGAGTAGGTTGCCACCTTCTGCTGGACTAGATGATCCGCGTGGCTGACCATCTTTAATCATCTCCTGCACTTGCTCCAATACTGTGCCATCTATGACTGATGCAATAACGAAAGGCAGTAGCTGACCAAGGGTAAAGGTCTGGTAGTAAACCTCATCGTTGATCTGATAGCCAGACTTGTTGGCCTTCTCCTTGCGTGCATAGCGTTCGACTGCACGCTTCATCTGCCAAGCAACACGTCTCTGGTTATACTCTAATTGCTTAGGATCTTCCACATTCATCTGCTCTGTGATGTAGGCATTACGTGTGATAGCCCACGCTATACACTCCTGAGTAACATCATCTCTCTCTACCCAATGCTTGTAGCGCCGGTGAATTGCATAAGCAACTGACGGCGCTAACTCATAGACAATAGGGTGGAGATCACTCATCAGGCCACGTCTCGTCAAGGACCATCATTGCAATAGCAGAATAGTTAAGTAGATCCAGGAATGAATCACGCAAGGACTCGTTGCTAGGCTGCACGCCTGAGTCAAGAAGGTTATTGATGCGAGCTATCTTATCCCACATACGTACACGCAGACCATTAAGTGGTCCACCTGGTGACTGAGCAATATTCTTTGGGCCGTAGTCGTGATGCTTACGAATGAGTAGGTTACCTGCGGTATCCATAATGCGCCATACATCTGTAATGAACTCCGGACTTATCTTGTCTCGATAGGTCGTATCAAGATAGTCTCGGTTGCCGTATCCACTTCGAGGATCTGGAAGCCCATATGCTGTATAGTCTGTAGAATCATCTGCCATTCTTCTTTACTCACCCTTCGATTCACCCACTAGCAAAGCCCGCGTAGCATCTGCTCCGTGTGCTAGGTAGTAGTCATTGATGTCCATACCTGGTGGTAGTGTAACAATAGTTGAGTTCAATATCTCGTTGGCGACACGCTTAGCAAAGTCAGCGCCAGGGTTGGACCCATCTTCTTTAATATCATTATCGCCCACAACAAAGACAGTCTCATAGCCAGTAAATAACTTAGGAAAGTGTGGCTTCCAAGACTGTACTCCTGGGACTCCCACTGCTGGGATACCCAACATCCCGCTAGTAATGACTGCATCTAACTCACCCTCACAGATAACTATGTAAGGCGATAGCGGTAGCACATCTGCAACATTGTAAAGGTGTGCCTTCTGTCCAGAAGGTGAGCCATACTTAGGCTTGCCATCATCTAACCTACGGAACTTAAAGCCTACGCAACTGCCACCGGCAGTGATGTAAGGGATAGAGATCCATCCTTCATACATCTCGTGACCATTCATTGCACCAGTGACTGTGCCTAGTTGGAACTTAGCTGCTACAAGTTCAGAGATCCCACGTTCGTCTAGTGCGACCAGAGTTTCCGGACTTACCTCTTGGGCGTATCGCTGCGCCGCTTCCAGTAGCAATTTCGACTGCGCGTTTGAGGCCATCCCTAAACTCCAAGTTCTCTATGATGCAGACTATGTTGACTGCATTGCCACCCTTACCGCAGGTGTGGCAGAAGTATAAATTCTTATACGTATTGATTACAGCAGACCTACGAGTGTCGCTATGCAAGCAACACTTAACCGATACATCCTGTCCTTCTCGTACCTCACCACCGAAGTAGGAGACGATAGGACCTATGGGGATTGCGTTTGCAGAAGTGGAGTTCGAACTCCCTCTACCTTTACCCAACCTTGACCAGTCTTGTGCTGGCATACGCATCCTTCACACTTCTCGTGCCAGTGTGCAGCACGCTTTAGATGGTTGAGTGAGTTCTCCTCACCTGCCTTGATACAGTTGTCACAGATCATTCTTCTACCTTCTTACTTTCTAGTTCTTGCTGAGCCTTTTGCCAAAGAACACCTGCATCAAAGCCAGCGTTGTATCCTTGATCGAAGGACTCACTCTTTGCAGATTCATAACCTAATCCTTTGAGTCGCCTACGATTTTCAGGTAGGCCAATCTTGGTTGTCATACTTTCTTTGCTCGCTTCTTAGGTGCTGGCTTCTCAGCAACGTACTCTTCTACTGCTTCTTCAGCATCAGCTTCTACGATTGCTTCTTCTACTGCATCAGGAATTAGTATCTCTGATGTGGTGATTTGACCTTCTGGTACTGGCATTATTGTCTCTACCTTCCCCCATCTCTGGGATTGACTCATCGGTTTACCGCGTTGTGCAGTACGCCTTCTACGACGAAGAGGCTTGATGGCAATAGCCATTACTGCTTCTCCTTCAACCATTGTGTTAGATCTTGGATTACCCAAGCCTTATCTATGCCAGAGTTGCGACGCTTAACTACAACATAATGCAGTGGCACTTCCCCGATACCACGAGCCTTAGCGTAGTTAAGCGCCTCAACTTCTGCTTGCCTCCAGAACTCTGGCAAGTCTAGTCTCGCCGTGTTCTTGAGTTCTAGTATGTAGGTCTGTCCCGCGACAACACATACTAAATCACCTTCGTCATCTTTACCCGCTAGACGTAAGCGGTCAGCTACTTGACCCATAGATCGTAGCCACTTCATAACATCTATCTCAAAGGCAGCACCCTTAGCCTTATTGTACTTCGGGTTGCTCATCTACCAGTACAACCTTGTTGATCTTATAGACCACATTGCCTTCTTCATCTTTAACTAACTCGACAATACCAGATTGCAGCAGCGCACCAACGAAGTTGGTTAAGTCTACCTTGATTGCATCAACGTCTGTGCGTAGTGCTTCTATCTTAATGCTATCTCGGTACTTGTTTGTTAACTGTACTTCAGCCATTTAATTCCCTATCTATTCTTGGAGGATATAGTCGCCACCATATTTATTTATTACATCGTTTCTTAGCATAACACCCCAGGCATTTTTATCAGAGATCTGACAAGCAGCATAGTTAACGAACAGTGTTACGTAATCCTTACCATCTGCAGCGTGTGGACCAAAGCGGTTCTTCACTGCAGCTACCTTCAACTCACCGTTGGTTGGGTCATAACCCAGCGTCAGGATCAACGCCGGCAACTGACTTACCTTGCCGTGAATAGCACGTCTAGCAGGTGGCTGAGATGGTGATCCATACTCACTCTGCTCAGATACGTGATGTAGCACAAGTACGCAGGCTTCAGTCTTACGTGCCATATCGTGCAGCTCCATCATAATCGCACGTAAGCCAGCCCACTCATTGTCAGTCTCTGCTGCCACATTCATTAAGTTGTCTATGACAATCAACTCTGGAGCGTGGCCGTAGAGTTCTACATATGCTCTGATCTCTAACTCGATATCATCTAGTGATGGTGATGAATCAAAGACCCACTTGATATGTTCCAACTTGCCAAAGTGTTTGTCGTAGTAGTGCTTATCCTTAGATAGGTTCGACTCTACTGATACCTGTGAGTGACCAGATGCAGCAGATGCTGCTCTCATCATTACAGTTGTTGTATCAGTATCTGCCGAGAAGAAAAGAGTTGGCACATCTGCCTTCATCGCATAGATGAGAGCAAACATAGACTTACCAGCGTTAGGTGCTGCAGCTACCATACAGACTTGTCCTCTTCGGAACTTAATCTGCTTGAGTGCTAAGCCCTGCCACACGTCCGGAAGAGGTGTTGCTTTGGTAAGCACCCCACTCCAAGCACGTGATAAGTCAAGCAATGCCTTCCCCCTTTAATGTTATGCGTCGTTTACGTCTGATTAACCTGCGTTCACCTTCAGCAACGCCACCCCAGATACCGTGCTGCTCATTTTGTATTCCCCACTCAGCACACTCTGCTTGATGTGGACACCTTCTACAAATTGATTTAGCCATAACCATCTCGGTTGTGTTAGAACTTCCGGCCTCCTTTTCAGGGAACCAGAAGTCGCCACCGACTGTAGCGCAAGCAGGATTCTCATAGAACCTTGGCTCGCGCACCGATCATCGGACCCAGATAGTTTCGCACTTGTCTGTCGCACCCTTTGGTGCAGCACACATATGACCCTTCCAAGATTTACCCTGAGCATTAGTGCCTTCACGATATGTCATTGCTCCGTGACGGCAGGTTTGACCAGAAATGCCAGAAATGTCAATAGCAACTGGTGTTGCATTAAAGGCTGCAGCTACTGATGCAACTGTTGGTGCTGGTGCTGCTGCTGTGCTTGCACCTAGTTCGACACCTGTTGCCTTGATGTTAAGTGCGTTCATAGCAAGATCTGCTAGTCCCGCTTCTAGTTCTCCAACTGTTGCAGCATAAAGATTGATAAGTGTTCCATCAGATAACTTGTAGTTAACCTGGAACTTTGTTCCTTCTGTAGCCATTTACTTTCCTCCACTTGGTTTGATGTTTAATCTGGCAGTTTCTAGCCCTACACTTACTGGGACATAACCAATAAGTTCTTTAACTTTATCTTTGTCAACTGTCTCACGACCTTTAACTTTTGTCCAACTGATTTCAATACCACTGGCTGTAACACCAACGGTTCCCTCGAAAGAACTCTTAATTGAATCTCTTTGCGTTTCTAACTCTTTGATCTTTGCATCTAATTGTAGAAAGTGCAAGGCGTTCTTGTCAATCTGCTCGTCCTCAATCACTATTTCACTAAGGACGATATGTTCTTTTTTTAAGCCAACACAACCCATCGTTCCTGATGCGTCATAGTACTGACAGTAATGCTTGCAGAAAGATTCATCCTTCTCAGGTTCTGGAACAGTCTCCATCTTCTTGATCTCAGTTAACCACTCCATAGCCTCTAGTGCAACATCTTCATCGTAAGGTTCTGAGTGAACCTTGACATCCTTCTCAGCACCATCACGAGCTATAGCAACTAGGTTCACAGTGTTGACTGTGTGACCATTCTGCGATAGCAGATAGCCATAGATCTGCACCTGCCAACGCTGTTGCTTTGATGGGAAGTAAGAAAGGTTCTTGACCTTGCTTGTCTTCCAGTCAATGACTGCTCCGGTGCTAGGTATAAACAAGTCCACGTGTGCTTTCATATCACCGTGTGCTACTGCAGTTTCTACTAGGTAGTCCTTGCCATCTGGATCTAGGTGACCGATTGCTTCTTCGATTGCAGCGTGGATAGCAGTACCCATAATTGCTGCCAGCTTTGACTGGTTATCGTTGGTATGTGGCTGTCCGTTCAATCGGTACCAGACCTTACGACGGCAACCACCAATCTCTGATGGACCTACCTGTGTCTGAGTACTGCGATCACGAGAGGCATCCTTAGCGTGGAGCACTGTTAGTAGCAGTTCCTTGGGATCTGTAATCATTGCGGGTTCCTTACGATAAATGCAGCACCTGGATAGTTGGCTGCTTCTAACTGTTGTGCGATCTGCTCACGCAGTTCTATCTCCATAAAGACCGGAGTTGCTGATCTACGACCAGATTGTATTGCTTCCTCTATCGCATAGCTAAGTGTCTTTTCCATTATCGGTTATCTCTATACTGTAGAAAAGCATCTAAGGCATACGCTAGTACAAAGCCAAACAGTAATCCAAATAAAAATTCGAGCATTATCTTATCCTTTCTGTTGAGTAACTAATTGAATCGGAGGACAGGTGTTCACGTCAAGTACCGACGCGATCTTTATTGCGCGTTCTGCTACTACCTTAGACATAAGCAGGGACTTGTAAGAACCAGGTTTGAGTGAGTAGAGGTAGCCCAGAGCAAATGCTCCACCACTACCTGCTGTAAAGAGTCCACGTTCACTGGCGTTGAATGATAGATCTGATCCGATGGAAAATAACATCCCATTGAAGGCAATGAGGTAGGCGAAGTTAGCTTCCTTATCGGATGGGTCGTATCCATTATCCTTAAAGGCAGCGTAGATACTTGGCAGTATCTTCTTACCCATCCACTCCACCGGATCATAGTTCTTATACGTTGGTGGTTTCCAATTAAACGCGAGGATATCTCCAGGTCTTGAGTCGCCCGTGATACCTATCAGGTAGTCACCTACGCTTACGATCTTAGGTGTCTGAGTAGAAATAATGCGCTGATCGTTATCGGTGATCTGCGAATCAGCAGCTAGTACTACGAAGTCAGGTCCTTGGATACCTACCAGAGTTGTCATTGGCAGATCATATCACGGCGTGTCGCAAGACACACATTTGGCAGGCTCTGTGTACAATATGAGCCGTAGGCGAATAACAGTACAGCGGCCCTTATCGGGCCGAGGAATGTGGAGGCCCGACAGTATGCTGCTCCGTCTACTCTCCCTGCAGAAATTCATAGGCAGGCGCAAACTCTACGATGGCCTTCCTGCCCCCTTTGGAGCCGATCTGAGGGCTTTAGGCCCGATCCACGCCTGTACCTGTGGCTGCACTATGTTCAACATTATGGCAGCCTTTGAAGATTATGACATTGCTTGGTGGCACCTCGACGGAACCTGTGCCAACTGTGGAAATCTGGTAACAATACCCTGCCCTGTGGATAACCCTGATGGACCACAAGCTAACGGATATTGATGAGTCTGCTCGGACTGCGCTATGCTCAGTCTGTGGTCAGACCAAGATTAAACTCAGAGACAAGAACAATCCCCTCTCTAGCAGGTATCGGTGCAAGGCAGTCTACAAACGTAACATTATTAAGAACCAGTACCCATACGCACTCCACAAGAAAGACACCTGCGAGCAATGTGGTTTCATCCCAGTCCACAGCAGTCAGCTTGACGTTGACCACATCAACGGGGATGGCAGGGACCACGACCCGTCTAACCTACAGACGCTCTGTGCTAACTGTCACCGCCTAAAGACACACTTGAATAACGATAGCAACTCTGGTATTTTTTAAGCAGTGGGGAAACCAAGTACCCACGAGTGCTGGACTAAACCTCTACAGACTTCGCGGCCTGTAGGGGTTTCGTTCTTTTCTGGCATAAAAAAAGAAGCCCCCCACCCAGGATTTCTCCTGAGCAGGGGGCCATTGCCTCGCGCTTATGGGCTAATTACTTAGCTCCACGTCCAAACTCTGATGCTTTTGGGTCTAGTGCCTTGAGCAATGGACCTGCGATAGCAGCGATACCTGCTGTTGCTAAAGCCTTTGGATCTGTAACTCCTGCTAGGTATAGCGCAATTACTGACGCTACTCCTGCACGGAGATATGTTGCGAGCATTGATTTCATCTTTGCATTGATTTTCATTTATTCTCTTTCTTCTTAGGTAAAGGCTTAACTGCTGCCTTTACTTTGTTGATAGCCTTTGGCTGGGGCAGCCAAGGGAACCAAGGTGAGGTGTCGTTGCCGCACCCTTCCTTGATCGAAATATGTAGGTGCTTGTTGTGCTTGTTGGAACCGGTGTAATCACGGTCACCCTTTTCTCTTGACCAGATTCTGCCCTGGAAGATCAGGTACTTTACTCGTGGATCATTACGCAGATCTATGTAGGCAATGGTGCAATCAATACCCTTATCAGGATCGTGTGTGATATCTACTGCAAAGCCTGAGTTGTGGTCTGAGTTAGGGTTCTGATGAACGTGTGCTGCACTAGGTAGCAATCCATCTGATGCCTTCTTGCGCTTAGGAAAGTGAGCTGTTGCTTGACGCAGTGCTGCGATAGCAGCAGGTGTGGCCTTCTTTGCTAATGGGATCATAGCTCCTTCTTCTGTATCAGGATCTGGTAGAGGATCTCTACTTTCTCTTCTAAACGGATTACTGAATCCTTGAGTGAACTGCCAGAGTTAGGCTTGAGTTCATTGAGGTAGTGTTTTACTAGCCACCTTACTGCTGCAGCAAAGCCACCAATGATGGTTACTACTGCTACTGCTACCGTTGCATAGTCTTGTGCTTGCATTAGACCGTCCGAATCGTAACTAGAAGTGTTCCGCCAAAGCCAGAGAATCTCTTATCCTCTGGAGTCTTGTTGATGAAGTCCATCTCTTCGATGATGCCAAGGTATGACTCACCGGTTCTAAAGTCTTGAACGCGGATAGTGTCACCAACATTTTCAACCTGCTCAAGTTGAGACATACGAGCATAGGCAGATCCTTCATAGCCTACTTCGTTGCTGAACTTATCGCTCTCGTGGTCATAACAGAAGACTGGGTATTGGATCAGGCGCTGACGTGGAACGGCAGGTAGTGACTTCAACTGATAGCCAGTAAATAGCGGTCCCTTAGTAGCATCACTGCTTGATCGAGTCATAGTAAACTTAAAGCCTAGATACTCTTGTGCAGTAGTTGGGTAGTTTACGTTGATCTCAGGAACAGTCTCACCTTGTGAGAAAACACCAATAGCATATTCAGTATCGGTTGAGTCAATAGATTGGATAGTGATACTGCCATTGGTTGTATCAATACGAGCTTGTAGCAGTTTGTAGATCTTAGTCTCAAGTGTGTTGTAGCGGATATAACCGGTACGTAGGTAACCTGTTGGTACAAGAGTGCTTGCAGATTCAATCCATATTCCATCACCTGGGACACCAAAGACAACTCTATCGGTAGAACCAAGGAAGTCTGTAGATACTGGATTGGCAGTCTCACCGCTTGCATAAACATCCCAAGCATAAGCAAAGACAAGGCTGTTAGGAACTACTGGCTGTGATAAATCAATACGGATTAGACCTGACTCAGCACCTTGCAAGGTTGTTACATAAGCAAAACTATCCTTGAAGGTTACGCTCTTGCACTCTGTATCTAACAGTAACGGTCCATAACTGACGTTACCATCGGCAGATACCACTGCAATTCTTACACCTTTATTGGTGCAAAGAACTCCAAAGGTACCAAGGTATACATCGAAGGCATTGAGTATCTCACCCTCTGGTAGATCAACTACAACAGTAGGTGTCTCTAGTGTTGGGAAACCTAGAGAGTTAGGAGTAGCAGTATCTAGTGTAATCTTGTATAGAGATGATTGAGATCCAGCATAGCCACCAACATAGAAAGCAGCCGGTCCTTCAGATATAGTTGTCCATACCCAAGATGGATTTGGGTGTGTATAGAGTTCAGTAGGTAGAGCGTGACCACCTGAAGTAGGTGTCTTGTTAGAATCTAGTTCATATAGATCTCTATCAACTCCAGCAAGTAAACGTTGCTTTGCATAGCGCAGTACTACTGTAGTTACTGGACCACCAAGATCGTAAATATGACCATCAGATGTGGTACCAAATATATTACCTCTATGGATGCGAGCATTATCTGCTGCAAAGTACCTAGTGCCATCAGAGGTTAATGACTTGAAATCAAGTGTGTGCGGAACTGTTACTAGAGTGTAGGTGGTAACAGTAGGTGTATCACCACTCATAGTAAGTTTCTTTAGATCGGGTCCTTCAGTAAAGACAACTGCATCTACGTTATTGGTAGTATCTCTAGCGCCAAATAAAGATAGGTTAGTTGCTGTTGCAGGCTCAGCTCTGACTGTGGTGTTCAGTAGAGTTGCTTGTCCTCTAGTCCAGACATCTAAACCTTTAGATTCTGTGTACTGAAAGCGTAGCGACTCCTCTTGGATAGGCTCGAAATACTTAATCCCCGCTCCGAAGTGGAACGAGGATTGAGATCTAACCCACCAACCGGTGAGCGTCTGCTCACCAGGCTCACGCGTCTGGTCAATCTGTTGCTTGCGATACTGCGCTGTTACTCGACGATAAGGTTGCTCATCGGATGCAGCAAGAAAGAATGGAAGAGCAGCAAAGGCTACATCGTAGGCTGGTCCAGTTGGAGTATACGAAGTAGATCCTGCAGGGTTGGAGAGTACGTAGGGTATTCCCTCGGTGATGTCGTCGCCGTATGGCACTGTGACTCCTTAGTTGTTTGTAAGTGCTGCGATCTCTTCACCTGATAGGCCAAGAGCCTGGAGCTTTGCCTGAGCAGATAGTTTGGCATCTGCCTTAGCTGCTTCTTGAGCATCACGCTCTGCCTTTTCAATAGCAGCAGCCTGTGCATCTACTGCACGCTGCTCGATCTCTTCTGGGGTTAGGTCAATATAGGCTGACGTTCCCTTTGCTACATCTACTACAAGTTTCTTATCAGTCATTTGTGATTGCCTTCCAGTCGGTTGTCTCTTCATCCCATACATACATCAAGCCATCTGTTGGGTAGGCCACAGGTGCCTGCCACTGTGCGTTCTCATCCAATACCCAAGATGGGAATGGCTGAGGTGCGTGGAACCAATCATTTGTTGGGTCATAGTGAAACCCAATTCCTGCAAAGTTCTTCCTTACATTCCCGTTGTAACTGGTCTTAACCCAGGTACCACCGAGTGAATTCATAAAGGCTTCGCCTTCATCTGGCTCGCTGTTATTGCCAACGAGTACACGGAGAACAATGTTGTTCTCGTCAATCTCTGCCCAATGTGACATTTTTATTTTCCTTTACGCTATTGGATATCTAATAATTACTACGCCTGAACCGCCTGCGCCAGAGTTTGCGCTAATTCCAGCAGCACCGCCTCCACCACCGCCTGTGTTTGCTGTTCCATTTGTTGCATTAACGCCGCCTGTGTTTGCTCCAGCACCACCACCACCTGCACCACCTGCGCCTGCTGTTGGATTGCCACCAGCACCACCACCACCTGCGCGTGTTACTGAAGTGCCAGTAATTGATGATGCTGTTCCAGCGCCGCCATTACCTGATGCAGATGCAGTTGCTCCAACCGCACTAGCTCCACCTCCACCGCCACCGCGAAATGGTGATACAGCGCCAGTACCACCAGCGCCGCCAGCATTACCTTGACCGGATGGCGAGGCTGAACCACCAGCAGGGCTACCGCCACCACCGCTTGTTCCACCACCACCACCAGAACCACCAGCATTACCAGCAGTTCCATCAGGGCTGCCATAAGTACCGCCACCGCCACCGCCTGTTGAGGTTATTGTATCAAAAACTGAGTTACTTCCGTTATTACCTTGGACATTTGTATTTACAGAAGCTGCTCCAGCACCGATTATTACACTGTAATTTGTAGCGGCAATTAAAGATGATCCTGTAGCGGTTCTGTAACCGCCTGCACCACCACCACCAGATCCAACTCCACCAGAACCACCACCACCAGAACCACCACCTGCAACTACGAGGTAGTCACAAGTAAGTCCAGTTTGTGGAATAAAGTTTCCTGATGAAGTAAATGTGTGAATCCAATAGGTGCCATCGTTTTCAATACTGTTGCCACCTGTAGCTTTAGGTGCAAGTACAGGGGTAGTACCAAAGGCTGCAACGCCGTACAAGGAGAAGGTTGAACCTGCAACGAAGTTAGGCCCTGTTAATGGGGAAAGACCAACGCTTGTAATTGCTGCTGTATTTGACCACAAGCCAGCAATCATTACAGCGTAAGCAGTAGTTGCGTTTGTTTCTTGAACACCATCTACGCTAAAAGATTTATTATCAGAACTTCTGTAGTTAGGAATGTAAATTTCTGAGTTACCAAAAGTGTTTGCTGTTGCATTAGCACCAGCGGCTACACTTGCAGCACGTGCTGTGGTAATAGACACGGCAGATGTACCATCGCCGTAAAGTTCACGACCAGAAAATGATGTTGTGCTACCGTTAAAAGAAATAGCAATATCATCTACTACTGATGCACGGTCAGACCGTGCAGATGAAACAATCTTCAGATCGGTGTAACCGCTAGTAGGTAGGTTGTCGAAAGTTACCGAGGCTGCGCTTTGGGTAAGGGCGATTGTTTCTAAAAGAACATAATTGTTTGGCAAGACAATCACACTTCCTTTCGTGATTGGATTGTTAGATGATTAACGCAGTTGATTATCCACATTATTTAATCTCCCTATTATTTCGCATATCGAACTATGACAATACCTGAGCCGCCGGCTGCTGCTTCTGCGCTTGTACCAAATCCACCAGAAGCGCCACCACCTGTATTAGCAAGTCCTGCTTGTCCAGGACCACCGCTAGTGTTAGTAGTAAAAGCACCACCGCCACCATTACCAGCAGCACCACCTGTAGATGGACCAGTCCATTTACCACCAGCGCCACCGCCTGCATACCATACGGTTCCGCTTACATTTTGACCTGTACCAGTGGCAATACCCCAAGAAGAATAAGTAGAAGAACCATTACCACCTGAACCGCTTACGACAGAATCTCCGTTAGTTCCTGCAACGCTAAAGCCTCCACCACCACCTGCTGGTTCGTTGGCATTAGGTGATACACGGACACCATTACCACCAATTTGTCCCTGTCCAGATGTTGCAGTGCCGCCAGTGAACTGACCTTGGCGACCATTGCCACCACCACCAGAGCCACCGTTAACAAGTGTTGTTGTATTTGCATCTGAAGTACCAGCACCAGCACCACCACCGACTGATGCAGTCAATGAAGCAAACTGTGAGTTGGTACCTTTTGAACCGTGAGGAGAACCTGAGTTAACTCCACCAGGACCACCACCACCGACAGTTACGTTGTGTGAAATAGCAGTTAAGGATTGTGATGCGTAGTAGGTAAGACCGCCTGCACCTCCACCGCCACCGCCGCCCCATCCAGAACCGCCGCCACCTGCAACAACTAGCACGTCACAAGACAAAGACTGCTTAGGGATAAAGGCACCTGATGCACCGAAGGTGTGGTACCAATATGTTGAATCCTCTGTGATGATGCCGCCAGTTGCTTTGGCAGCTCCCTGATCGGCATTTGCTATGCCGTAGAGTGAGAATGTAGAGCCGATGTCAATGTTGTCAGAGTTAAGAAAGAACTGAATTGAAGTAATGGCTTCAGGCGTTTTGCGCCATAGATTGACAACTGCTTTTGCTCCAACTGAGGCTTCAGCAGAACGGGTAAGAATTGTCTTGAAGGTTGTAGCATTAGCATAATTCATTATCTGAGTAATGCCAGTACTAAAATTGGTATTGCTTGCATTACCAGTTAAACCAAATGTTGAGCTGGATGACCTGCCTGATACGGCAGTTGACCCATCGCCATCAAGTTCAGTGTAAGAATAGTTAGTTGTTGTATCACCGTTAAATCTAAAGAACAAAGCACGGTTTCCACCTGAATTATTTTTGACAGAACTTACAACAACTAAATCTGTATACCCTGAAATGCCGGAAAGACTAAGGGTAACTGATGAAGCAGCACTTCCCGTAACAGTTTCAGTTCTGAGTGCGACGTATGTGTTTGGCATTAGCGTACCCCGTATAATGTAAATTGAGTGTGTTGTTGCAGAGTAGAACTTGTATTAGAGTACAAGGATATTGTATTGATTGCCGTAGACGCGTTCATCCACAATCCAGAGTTAAATCCAATAGAACCACTACCGTTTGCATCTGTTCCACCAAGACCTCTAAAAGTCTTATTTTTATTTATAGAACTGTAATCTAAAATGTCAATCACAAATCCACCAAATTTTGAAAATGTTACCTGGGTTCCTATATAATCCCAGAAAGTCATATTGGTAGTTGATGCTGTTGCACTAGCAGCAGCGGTAGATCCGTTACCAGTTAGTACGTGCCAAGCATAGTTTGACCCAGTATCCCCATTAACTTGAATACCTAAATCATCCTTAACAAATGTTCCACGATTAGATTGAGCTATTCCTCGCACCTGAAGGTGCTTATACCCAGTTGGAATAGCAGCAAAGGTAATGCTCGCCACTCCACCTGATGGGACTGTAACGGTACTCAAAGCATCATAGGCACCTTGTGGCTGCCATAGATTGGCAGACATTGCTGAAGCCATAATTCCTAGAATTGGCATTAAACGATATCTCCAATCAAGGTCCAAGTATCGGTTGCCACCTTCACCAGCGTAGCTGCAGACCACTGTACACGCAGTTTGGTGCCAGTACCGTTTACAGTAACGCCAGTGTCACCGGCAACTGTTACCTGTCCTGCATCTATTGCTTGAATATTGATCTGTGCTCCAACTGCATAGGCAACCGAAGCGTTAGTTGGTACTGTCAGTGTGATAGGTGAAGCATTAGACAGAGTTACCAACTTGCCATTGTCTGCAAGGACTGGAGTGTAAGTAGTTCCAGTCTGTGCATTAAGGGCAAGGTTGATAATTGATGTGCCGATAGTGGCACCGTTAATTGTCGGGCTAGTTAAAGTTTTGTTAGTAAGAGTATCTGTGGTTGCCTTACCTACCAAGGTATCGGTTGCAGCAGGTAGCGTAAGGGTTGTAGTACCAGCTACTGCAGTTGCCTGTACTGTGGTAGTTCCAGAAGTTGATCCGCTAAATCCAAAGGATGCTACAGGTGAGGCATTGTTACGAAAGAAGATCAAGTCAGATGAGGTAAGTACGTGCTTGACAGATGCTCCAGCAGTATGTGATAGACCAGATACTCCAGCAGTTCCTGTGCCAGCCTGTCCTCGACTGATTGTTAGTGTGTCACCAGATACCTGCGTGACGAAGACAATCTCTTCGTTGACCGTATCTGCATCTAGTGCAACGGTGAAGATGTCTACGTTACCACCGGCTAAGGTAATACCACCCATTAGGGCTGTAGCGGTACCCGTTGCCACTGTCATAGTAGTAGCAGTTGTGTTGATGCTACCAGCCAGCGTTGTCTCAACGCTAATAGAAGAATACTGTCTAGTCATTTATCTGCCTTACTTTGTATAGTGGATACGGATAGGGAACTTATCTTGAAGTTTAAGTGCTTCGTCATTGAGTCTTTGTTGGAACAGAGCGTAGATATAACGAGATGAAGCAACGCCTGCTGTGCTTGGAATCTTTGTATCGTTAAGATCAGCCTCTGCTGAACTCAGGTTGATACGACCAGCATCTACATATGAGAGCAACTTGTAGCAGGCTCCGAGGATTACTACCTCAACTGATGAACTAGGTAGCCCTGTTACATCTGCATAATCGTCTGTGTTGTTATCTAAAGTATTAGGAGTGGTTGTGTAGTACACCTGTACTGTTCGTCCAGGTTGGATGTTCTCGTAGATATTTACTGTGTTTGTTGTATTAAATGTTGCAATGTTTGCCATTGGGTCTGCACGCCAACGGTTGATAGGTAGCCATTCAAGGCTAGAACCTGTTGTCTGCCAAGACATATAAAGGATTGATTCAACATCATCTGGCAGGGTATATGTTGTCTGGCTTGCATTAAAGGTAAAGGTAGTTGAGGCAACTGACCAGAGTTTAGGATAGAGGCTATTGATTACATCGTTGATAGCCTTCTTAATCATTGATCGTGGAAAGGTTGGGCTAAGAGTTACTTGAGCATATTGTGCGTGAGGTGAGGCTGGTGTGTTCTGGTAGCCTCGGCCAAATCCTGGAGCTGCATTAAGTGTGCTGCTTGCTTGGCTAAAGTTATCAATCCAGATCAATTCATCATCAATTTCAATGATGCCTTTGGCTAGGTTAGAACTTGAGCCGATAGTTATAGCAGTAGCAGTAGATGATATAGCACTATTGAGATAGGTTATTCTATCTTGGCGCAGGGTATAACCTGCTAAAGATGAGCGAACCTCATCTATCATATCGCTAAGTGTTGGCATTATTTCCTCTCATACCAGCCATCTCCCCATAGAGTCAGCAGTCTTGCAAAGTATTGCTCGTATTGTGGTGCAATAGCATCTAATGAATACAACGCTACTGCTCTCTTATGTATTGCTACTGGGTCTAAGTCCTTGACCCATTCTGTTGCTACTGCAAACTCCATTGCATTTCTGCAACGGTATCCAGTTATTCCATTGGGGTTAGTCTCTGTAAAAGCACCCCAGTCTGTAGTAATGGTTGGAGTTCCGCAGGCTTGCGCCTCGATCACCACATTACCGAAAGGTTCTATGTAAAGCGTTGGAGCAAATAGGGCAATAGCACCGCCCATTAACTTTGCTCGTTCTTCCGGACCAACAGGTCCTACCCATTCACCATATTCAATCTTTGGGTTATTACCTGGGCCTGCCATAATCAACTTAACGCCTAGTTCTTTACAGACGTGTTGTGCTACAACTAAACCTTTACGATCTACCATACGTCCTACGTAGAGGTAGTAATCTTCCTTCTTCTCCTGTAGCGGGAACATCTCTGGTTCTAAGTAACCAGGTATTACCGCATCATAGAAGTTGCCATCTACCATAGTAGGGTTCTTGAAAGCAGCATAGATGCTGTGCATCCAAGCGTAAGACTCAAAGACCTTGTACTGGCTAAATACTCCACCGTAACCAACACCAAACTCTACGCTCATATAGTCTGGGTAAGCATCTGCAATAGGCTTCTGTGAATAGCCACCGATAAGACAGATAAAGTCTTTCTTCTGCAGGCGCTTGCCTAGCTGAATGATGGCGTTACTGTTAAAGATCTGCCAATGCGGTAGCGCATTATCAAAGGCAGCTTCTGTGTAGTGCTTACCATCGAGTGCTTCATCTTGCTGTTCTTTAGTGATGCAGGTGATTAACTCATCAACTGGCGCTTCATTATCTTCACCAGCATAGAGATAGACCGTATGGCCTAGGTTCTTCATCATTATACAAAAGCGCCTTACCTTTTCAGTATAAGCGCAGTTGACGTAATCTTTAGTTGTTTGTGTATGTGGCAGGCTTATGACGTGGAATCTCATAGTGCGAGATTATACTATGTCTCCGACGATCAAGAAGGTGTTGCTCGCCGTACAGATCACCGTGGCGGCAGACTTATTAGTTCTCAACTTGGGAGCAGTTGTTGTGGCACCAGTTGAAAGGATAGTAACTCCAGCACCTTGAGCAAAGGTCACTTGACCTGCTCCGTATTGGACTATGTGGATCTGGTCATTAGCACTAAAGACTGATGGTGGCACTGTAAGGGTAATAGCAGCAGCGTTATTAAGAGTAACGATATCGCTGAGATCGCCAATAACAAGTGTGTAAGAAGTACCAGTCTGGGTATTAAACCCTGCGATGTTACCAACACCAGTAGCGCCAGTTGGTCCGGTAGGACCAGTTAAACCTGTTGGTCCTGTAGGACCTGTAGCACCAGCAGGTCCAGTAGCACCTGTTAATCCCGTAGGTCCAGTAGGGCCGATGTCACCCGTAGCACCGATAGGGCCTGTAACACCAGTAAGACCAATAGGTCCCATATCTCCTGTAACACCTTGTGGCCCTGTGGCTCCTGTAGGCCCTGTAGCACCTGCTGGACCAGTAGCACCTGTCACACCTGTTGTACCAGTAGCTCCATCTGGACCAGTAGCACCTGTGGCTCCTGCTGGTCCTGTGGCTCCTGTAGGACCTGGAACAACGCTGTCAGCACCCGTAGGACCTGTAGGTCCTGTGGCTCCTGTAGCCCCTGCAGGCCCTGTAGCGCCCGTAGGACCAGCGACTGTGCTATCAGCACCAGTTGGGCCAGTAGCGCCTGTAACGCCCGTAGGACCGGTTGCACCAGTAGCACCTACACCTGTAGGTCCAGTGACACCAGTAGCACCTGTTGGGCCTGTGGCACCTGTTACACCAGTTGCACCAGTTGCTCCTGTGGGGCCAGTTGCACCGACAGGACCACTAGGACCAGTTGGACCTGTGGCTCCACCGATACCTTGAGGACCTTGCTGTGCTGAGAATACTAAGGATTGGTTCGGGGTAATAGATTCAATAACTACATAAGTGGTCATAGCGTTACAGCCCCCGTTACGATAAATAAACCTTCAAGATATCTAGTGATAGTAGATCCGCTATCTAGTACTAAGTCATATGAATAGCGACCAGGAACGATTGGCTCTGTAAGAGCTGCAGACAGGGTCACAGTCACAGTGCCAGTAGCACCAGTAATTACCATACGACCATTGGTTGTAGTGGCAGTGATGGTGGTAGTAGTTGACCCAACGAATGGGCGCACTGTCATAGTTCCGGTGTAACCAGTAAGGTTGATCGGAACAGCATCGTTGTTGATCGAGAACTGAAAATTAAATGTTGTTGCTTGTTCGCAGATTAGATTAAATTTAGCACTCACGTAGAGACTCCTCTGAGAGCTTGCGCTGCAGGTAGTTGAAAAGTACCAGCGATAAGGTTACATACGCCGCTATAGTCAAGGCGGTTAGCGCTAGTCGTCCCCGCAATCGCATTTAATACTCCTACTGTGTCTGTTAAGTTTGTTGATACTGAACGTTGGACAGCCCACTGGCGAGCAGCAAGTGCCTCATCTACCATCTCACCTGGTGTTCGATAGGTGCCACCATTAGCAAGACGATTGAGTTCGTCTAATAGCGTTGTACCGTATTCTCCTAGTGCCACCTATATCTCCTCTACTTCTTCTTGCGGGCTGCTGCTGCGTTATCAACCAGGTTTGGATATGGTCGTCCTGCTGCCTTAGCTCGTGCTTTCGCTGCTGCCTTTTGTGCAGGCGTTAGCGCTTTTGATGTCTTCTTAGGATTCTTTGTATCCCAAAATGCTACTTTCTTTTTCATTTGCAACTACAATCCCAAGCACGAAGTGACTTGTTAATTCTTGAGTTCGGATCTCTAGCTGTCTTGCTAGAAGTATTCTTTGCCTTCATTCCACACATACGACCACAGAAAGACTTGCGCCGTCCTGCAGACTTAGGTGACTTGGCAGCCTCAGCCTTTTTGACTGGAGGCTTAAGGTTCATCCCCTGCGCTTTGGCAGAGGCACGACCCTTTGCGTTAAGGCCACCCTTTGGGTTCTTGCCTTCTGCTCTTTGCCACGCTGGAGACTTAGCCATTTACTTTGTCTTACCCATTCTCTTCTTAGACATCTTTGCTTGTGATAGTGCAATAGCAACTGCTTGCTTCTTGCCCTTAACTACTGGCCCTCTACTAGACCCAGAGTTTAGAGTTCCAGCTTTGAACTCTTTCATAACCTTGGCAATCTTGGCTTTCTTAGCTGCCTTATTCATTACTTGGCAGCCTTGCCCATTGCACCTGTCTGGATTGATTCGTAGGTGCAGTACTTCATAGCACTTTCGTATTGCTTGTCAGGTGTTGGGTACTTTGTGATGTACTCGTCTGATTCCATTTCCATCTTTGCGTAGTTTTCCATTGTTACTCCTTAGTTTTTGAAGGTCATTGCGATTCCATCGAAAGCCTTACCAGCCTCGTTGGAAAGTTTAACTGCTGCATCTATATCTTTAGACTTAGTAGAACGTGGTTCTATTCCTTGACGTGTTGCATCATAATAAGACTGTAGTTCTTTATCGTGCTGCTTAGCGGTAGGAATACCGTTGCCACGCAAAGAGACTTCATTAACTTGTAAGCCTAGAACCTTGCACCCAAAGCAGGTTGCTACTGGTTCAGGATGATCTTCCCAATGCTTCATACTATCGGTGTCACATAATCGCCGTAGCCGGCGTTGATAAGAACCTGTGCTTGTCCGTCACTGATCTCGTACTCGTGTCCACCAAGGAAGTAATAACTAGCTGCTGCTAGATCATCTTGGCTAGGAGTTAGTGTCAGAGTTACTGTGGTGCCGTTGACAATCATTGTCTGACCACGTGCCACATCTGTCAGGCTGATTGGGATAGCACCGTCAATAGTTCCACCGTTAAACCGGCGACCAGCAAGACGTGAGTATGGAGTGAACTCAGTTGCACCTGCGCCCCAAGTTTGCCATTGGTAGGGTGTTACTAGCGTGTATGCCATATCTAACCTTTCCTAAGTGACAGAGGTGGGTTTGACCCCACCCCTGCCGTTGCACTAGCGGAATTATCCGTTTGTTGCTGCAGACTCAATGCGATAGAGCGCTGCTTCACGAAGGC